TAGCTACCTCAGTATCAACCACTTACACCATATTTTCTTAGGTATTTTTGATGGATTGACCTCTGTACCTCAATAGAATGGTTATAACCCAATGCTAACCAATAGGTTACCTCAATATCATACTGCTATAGCATTGATAATGAACACATTGTAGTTATTAAATACTATAACTATACTATGATAGTGTTGTACTTAACTAAGAACCGAATGGTATTAGATAGATAATTACAGAAAAAGATAGAAGAGAACAGGTTAACAATTCTAACACTCTAATAAAGAGATGATTAGGATAATGTTAACGTACAACCTCTGTCTTTTTCTGTAATCAACGTTAAACTACTGTCTAACGATTTATATATCGTAAGCAATCATTATATTCCCGAAAAAGCTTACTATAAACATGACGGTACGGGGGTAAGTCAGTTCAATGTTAAGTGGGGGTATTATGTGGTGACTAGATAGAGATATCATACCCGTAACCAAAATTTATAGTATAAAAAATTTTACTTAGAGATATCTCACCTATAAATAAAAATCTCAATATTAATTTTTTAAAAAATAAAAAAAAATTTAATATCAATCTGGTGATCTAATCAACAACTTCTACTCTACAACAGAAGAAATCATAATACTCCACATATCTCTTTTTTGGTACACTATAACAGACGTTCTAATGCTATCCTATACAATCATACCAAAATTAACTAGACTATCTTAAATACGTCTTAAAATGCACTACACACTATACCGTGATTTATACTCTTAAATTTAATAACTTATGTTTTAAAGGAAATAAAAGGAGAACATATAGAAAGAACAAATACCTGTTTTAGGGGTTAAAGTGTTGATACTCTGTTAACTTATATTACAAAATAGTTTGCCATAGAGCAAACGTATGTTTACTAATTTGCAAAATAAGTTTGCAATATTGCAAAAAATGACTATCTTTGAATTGTATTTAAAACAGTTAAATTGTACTTCTCTAAGAAAAACGTAGATAACACACTGATACTCTGTTAACTTACAACTTAATTTAACTATTTTCACTATTTATCCACAATTATGAATACAGAAGAAGAAGAGGAAAAAGAATTTTTCAGAACATACTATGATGATATAAGAATACCGATGTATGAATCAGATAAATTTACTCAAGATAATTTTGGATATATTGTAATAGATCCTTATGATGAAGGTAAACCTCTTAAAAAGAAAAACTCTTTCTTTAAAACAGTAATTACCTTCTTATTTAATCATAAACAGTATAAAGAGAATAGAAGAATAGAAAAAGAAATATCTAATATATCTAATAATTGGAATTTTAAACAGAAATAATATGATAACTAAAATAAAACAACTTAGACTTGATATAGACGGTGTTAGCCAACTGGTTAAACTGTTAAATCCTAGTAAGAAATATTCAATGGATCTAGCATATTTACCTAAGGATATAGGTATTGATATAAGTAGATGGATGGATATATTTGAAAGTAGAGGGTATGCTATTGTAGATAGTACAGGAAAAGATAAAGAATTTATAAATAGTGGTTTTAAACAAATACCTACAATAAACTCAGAATTAGAAAAATCTTATGATTCACTTATTCTAGCAAAAGCTTGGTTAGGTAAAGTATTAGGTGAACTAGGTACAGATTCTCCTTATAAATCAGGATATAAAACTGTAGAAGATATTGAATCACCTGCAGATACTTCATATTTTATGAGTGTACTACAAAGTAATGATATTAAATTACCCTTTAATTGGACATTAAACGGTAAAGATATGAGTTTCTATAGTAGTTATTCTCATATTGAAAAGGTAGATTGGTTAAGAACTGAAATAGATAAGTTAATTAATAAATTAAATGAATTTAAAGTATCGTTAGTAATTGAATCTGCATTTGTAAATACTCAATTATTAAATATTGAAAACAGTTTTACTCATTTATCAGAAGCACGTTTCTGGCTTGGATTTGAACTACAAAGAATTAAAGAAGAATCAGATAAACAATAATTCAACATAAACAAAATGGCACAATTTAAAAAGAAACCTGTAGTAATTGAAGCAATTACTTTTCAAGAATTAGTACAATATGGTATTGATAAAGGAGTTCCATTACATAATGGTATGCCTTGGTCCTTTACTTATGAAGGACAATCTATTACACATGAAAATGATATTTGTTATTTAATTCCTACACTTGAAGGAACAATGAGATTTACTCCAGAAGACATGTTAATTACAGGAGTAAATAAAGAAATCTACCCTTGTAAGATAGAGATATTTGAAAAAACTTATGAACTAGTAAACTAATATAAACAAACAATGGAAAAGCAAACTGAAGAATTAAAATGGATTGATGGTATTTTCTTAACTGAAAGACCTGTTGTTAAAGGACATCCTTCATTAGGAAAACTTGTAATTGAGCATCCTACTGAAGAGGTACTGCAAAAGAAGAAAGTTTCAGGTATTATCTTAAAATCTACTAAAGATATATTCGCAGTAGGTGATGAACTTTATGCTAGAGTATTAGCAGTACATCCGGATGAACCTGGTTATAAGGTAGGAGATTACGTAGTTGTACCTGCACCTGGTACAATATGTAAATTCTCAAAAGTAATTTGTGAGATTGTATCAGTACACGTAGTTTTACACAAATTAAACTAGACAAACAGAATAGAACATAGTTATAAAGTATTATGAAAGAGGAATCTACAGTAAAGAGTTACGTAAAACCTAAGACAGAGGACTTTGTAATTATGTTCGATTCTATAACTAAATTACTAGACAGTAATTGTACACAAACAGAGTACAGATTAATGTTAAGTCTTTGTGTTATAGTAGAATATAATACAAATCGTTTATTTATAACTCCTAGTAGAAGAATAGAGATACGTGAGAAATTAGGGGGAGAGAAAATATTAAATAACGGAAGCTATTCAACAGCGTTTAAAGGTTTACTTGATAAGAAAATAATATTGGTAATTGAGGGTAATTATGTACTCTCTCCTTATTTTTTCTGGAAAGGTGAATTAGCTGCTAGAGCAAGATTAATGAAAACTATTACAACTAAAGTTATAAATGCCAGATTATAAAGTAATACACAAGTATGATGATTTTGAAGAAGCTTTAAAAGATTCAAGTTATATGAATTGTTTATATGCTGTTAATAATGTTAAAGTAGATTATTATCAGCTATTTATAACTAAAGATGGTGGGGGTAGATTAGTTTACTACTTAAAAGAACAACCTTTATGAAAATATTATCTAGATCTATTACAATAGACGAATATGTACCAGCTTATTTAGATTTGTGGATGGGGCCATTCTCTTTAACAGAGAAAGAGAAAAAAGTATTAATTGAATTACTTACTATTTATCTTAAATTAGAGAGTGATGGTTTATTACCTATTTATATAAATAAGTTATTATTCTCTACAGAATCTAGAAAGATAGTACGTGAGAATATTAAAATAAGTGAAGCAGGTTTAAATAACTACTTTACACAATTAAAAGAAAAAGGTGTTATCTTAGAAGATGGTAAAGAACTATCTGTTAATTCCTTTGTTGTGCCGGTTAAAGAAATAACTTTTAAATTCAATATTGTATGAGAATAGTAGAAGAGTTCTTACCACATAAATCTTTTTGGGAAGTATGTCCTCAGTTATTAGCTGCAGGTCCTACTAAAGTATTGTATGATGAAGACAGTTCTAAGAAGAAAGAGAAATCTTCTAAAGTAATGTGGTTCATTGCATTATCTACAGATATTAACTCAAAATATTATAATATCCCTACAGTAGGAGAACATAATAAATATGAGTTACTTGGTGGTGATGTCATAGGAGATAAAAAGTATTACGATAAGAATAAGAAAGACTGTGATAATCTGATTGCTTTCTATTGTAAATTGCAAGATACTCCTGCACAACGTACTCTTAGAGAATGGGATGATAAAATGGTTGAAAGAGCTAAGTTTATTAAAGATACCCCTTTTACTATGGATTCTTACGACTATGATGAAGAAACAGGTAAACAATTAAAAGTACCTGGTACAGCAGATACCTTAGATAAGATGATGGGTATGACTAAAAAGTTATATGATGATTACGATCGTATACAGAAATCATTGAGTATTAGTGAGATGGAAGCAGAAGCGTTAGGCGGAGGTCAAGCATCTTTATCAGATGATGGGGAGGATTTCTAATGAACTCAAATATAGATAGAGAAGTATATAGAGAATTAGCTTTAAAGTATAAGTTACCAATAGCAGTATTAGAAACTTGTGTTGAAGCAATGTATACTGATTTAAAGAATACAATTCAAGATAGTACACAAGATGGGTTTATGGTTCCTTATTTTGGGAAGTTTGTTCAAACATCAGGTATGCTGCAAAAAATAGAATGGAGAAGAAGATTATATGTGGATAGCAAACGAAAATTTCAAGACTGTAGTACCGAATCTGAATCCTCTGAGCCGGGAGTATAAGATTTGGTGGAAAGCTGAAAAGAGGAAATGTATAGAGGGTTATTGGAGTTCTGGTAAATGGATGCCAGGAATAACTTATTTCTATGTTAATTTTTGGTCTATCCAATTAAATAAATCAAGTACATCTAAACAAAAAATTATAGGAAGTCCTTTACTTAGAGATTTGGAATGGGATAAAGGATATGTCTTTACTGAAGCCAGAGGATTTTCCGGATTTGAAGGTGATGATGTATATACCTGTAACCGTATATTGGAAAATAATAAAGATTTAGAGCTTGTAAAGATTTTATATCCAAAAACAAATGAAGCGTATCAAGAAATGTATGATTCTAAAGGAGAACTTAAAAAGTTTGAACCTGCTCGTACTTACCTTAGACGTAATCATAATGTAAATTTAGGTAAACCTTTATATAAAAATGCTGCTAGAAATGTAGTTGACTGTGAAGCTCGGGGATCTGGAAAATCGTTTTTTGCAACAGTAATGATAGCACATAACTTCTTATTTGATGGGGCATTAGATTACGATGATTTTTTATTACAACAGAACTCTAAAGCACCTTATACTTCAGAGACAATGGTTGCAGCTATTGATAGTAAGTACTCAAATGACCTTATTTCTAAATTTAAAATCGGATTAGATAACTTAAAAGGAAGTCAAGAAAAAGGCAGCATCTTTTACCCTTCCCCTTTTTCAAAAAAATACGATGGTAGTTTAATGTGTGGTAAGTTTGTTACTGCTAAGTATAAAATTAAAAAAGGATCTAATTGGAGTACTAAAGGAAGTATGTCCAAAATATATCATAGATCTGTAGCAGATAGCCCTGAAGCATGTAACGGTACTCGTTCAAATATAACTCTACTTGAAGAAGTAGGTTTTATGGGGAATTTAGAAGAAGTACTTGGTTCATTAAAAGATACTACTTATAGTGGTATGAATAAGACAGGAACTATTTGGATGTTTGGGACCGGTGGACAAATGGAAAGCGGTAAAACTGAAGCACTTAAAAAAGTATTTTATGATCCAGAGTCATATGATTGTTTAGCTTTTGAAGATACTTGGGAGAATACCGGAAAAATAGGATACTTTGTTCCTTACCATTATGCTGTAAATGATTTTAAAGATAGTGAAGGTCGTACAGATTTAGAGAAAGCTGAAAGAGAAATTAATACAAAAAGAGATGTTCTTAAAAAAGCTAAATCTAAAGAACCTTATAAAGAAGAACAACAAAACAACCCTATCAAACCTTCTGAAGCATTCATGGTTACAGACGGTAATATATTCCCTACAACAGAACTAAAAGAACATTTAAACTATTTAGAATCTTTAAATGATCCTGCAATAGACGGTGTAAAAGGAACTATTACTTTTGATTCGTTTGGTAAAACTAAATGGACTCCAGACTTAGATAATGAATTACGTGCTGCAGATTATCCTGTTAAAAAGGGAGAAGCAATGGAAGGTTGTATTGTTATATGGGAGGATCCTGTGTATATAAATGGTGAAATACCTTATGGTTTATATATTGCAGGAACAGATCCATATGACCAAAATGAAGCAGCAAACTCTATGTCTTTAGGTTCTACATTTATATATAAAACCTTTATGACAGAAGAAGGTGTGTATGATTGGATAGTTGCAGAATATACTGGTAGACCTGGGACAGCTAAAGAGCATCATGAAAATGTACGTAAATTACTACTACATTACAATGCAAGAGATTTGTATGAGAATGAGAAAAATACAATAAAAATGCACTTTGAGCAAAAAAATTCATTACATTTGTTAGCAACTACACCTACTATTTTAAAGTCTACTCAAAACAGTAGTGTAAATAGAGGTTATGGTATACACATGACAGATCATATCAAAGATGAGCTAGAAGTATATACTAGAGATTGGTTGACTACAGAGATAGGTAATGGTAAACTTAGATTACATAATATTTATAGTAAACCTTTACTTAAAGAATTAATTGCTTACTCTAGAAAGAAAGGGCTTAACTTTGATAGAGTAATCTCGTTTATGTTATGTATCTTACATAAGGAACAGACACATAGAATGAAAATACAAGATTTAACTAAAGAACCGGTACGTGATCCATTCTTTGATAATCTTTACAAAACAGTTAAAATGAGAAATTCGATATGATAAATAATTTCTATACAGCATTACCTGCACAAAAAATAGCTTTATCTAAGAAGACTAAAACTTGGAGAGAGCAGTGTGTTGATGCTATTGCAGGGTTTGGTTCAAGTAGGACTAATGGACGTACAACAAGATATCGTAAAAAGACTAATTATAATTTAATTAACTCTATTATAGATCCTGCTGATTTAGAATATGTATTAAATCCTTATGGTAAAGATTCTTCTTTAAATGGAGGAGAACCTGCACAAATGAGGTGTATGAACATTATTGCTGCTAAAATTAACTTATTAAAAGGAGAAGAAACAGCAAGACCTTTTGATTTTACAGTAGTTGCTAAGAATGGAGCTGCAGTAGATGCTAAGGAAGAGAAGAAAAAAGAATTAATAATGCAAGTAGCTAATTCAATTATTGAAAAAGCTGCTGGTATTGCACAACCTCAACAAACTGGAGAAGAGCAACAACAACCTCAATCTTTTTCAGAAGCAGAACGATATATCAAAATGTCGCTTCGTGATATTAGAGAAGAATCAGGTAATGCTATATTAGAGCACTTAAAAGAAGATCAGAAATTAAAATTACGTTTTAATGAAGGTTGGGAACATGCTTTAGTAGCAGGAGAAGAATGTTACTATATCGGTATTGTAGGTAAAGAACCTAGATTACGTACAGTTAATCCTATTAATTTTGACTTTGATAAGAACCCAGATGATCCATGTATTGAAAATGGTGATTGGGCAAGAGAAGATAGATTTATGTCTACAGGTCAAATCATAGATGAGTTTGGTGAATTTTTAACAAATGAACAAATTGATTTATTAGAATCAAATGATTATTCTACTTCTAATGGATTGAATAATCAAATGTATCCAGGTTGGGCATATACAAAAGAATCCCTTGACGCATATAATAAAGTAAATTATAGTGCTGATAGATCACAATCAAGTTATCATACAGTATCAACAGTTGTTTGGAAATCACTTAAAAAAGTAGGATTCTTGTCTTATATGGATCCTGAAACAGGTGAACCTCTTGACACAATGGTTGATGAATCTTTTTCTTTATCTGATGATTTAAAAGAAATAGGTGCTGAATTAGAATGGAGATGGATTACTGAAGTATGGAAAGGTACTAAAGTAGGAGATGCATTTTACTTAGATATTAACCCTTTACCATATCAACTTAGATCTATGGATAATCCATACGAATCTAAATTACCTTATGTTGGTAGAGTATATAATGCAACTAACTCTATGTCTACTAGCTTAGTAGATTTAATGAAACCATACCAATATTTATATAATATTATGTGGTACAGACTTGAAGCTGAGATTGCGAAATCAAAAGGTAAAAAGTTTGTAATGGATATGGCTATGATCCCGAAAAGTAAAGGGATGGATATTACACAATGGATGTATAATTTTGATACTCTAGGTATTGCATTCGTTAATTCACTTGAAGAAGGTAGACCTGGTGATCCAAATTCTGTTTCTAAATTTAACCAATTTACTTCTATTGATATGGCTATGAGCCAAACAGTAGGTCAGTATATTAGTATAATGGATAAGATTGAGGATATGATTGGAGAGTTATCCGGAGTTAATAGACAAAGACAAGGACAAACATTCTCTTCTGAAACAACAGGAGGTATTGAAAGAGCTGTATCTCAATCTAGTTATATTACAGAACCTTACTTTTATGCTCACAATGAGGTTAAGAAACAAGTACTTACACAATTACTTGAAGCATCTAAAATAGCTTATGAAGGATCTAAAAAGATACATCACATATTAGATGATATGCAAAGGATATTCATTGAAGTAGATATGGATAAATTTGCTGATAGTGAGTATAGTGTATTTGTATCTAATAGTTTAGAAGATAAAATCTTATATCAGAAAATTGAAGGGCTTGCTCAAGCAGCAATGCAGAATGGTACTCTTAAATTTGCTGATCTTATTAAGATGTATAAAACTAAATCTATTTCACGCTTATCTGCAGATCTTGAACTTGCTGAAGAAAAACGTATGCAAGAACAACAAAAAGCTTCTGAGCAACAAAATCAAATGGCTCAAGCTCAATTACAACAAGATGCTGCTGATAAACAAGCTGATAGAGATAATGAGAATATGAATAAACAACTTGATAGAGAAAACAAGATTGATCTTGCTACTCTAACAGCTTTAGGTTTTTCTGAAGATAAAGATATTGATAATGATGGTACACCGGATGTTCTTGAACAAAGTAAGATTGCTTTAAAACAATCTGAAATAGCTTCTAAACAAGTAATGCAAGCACAGAAGTTAAGTCATGAATCTTCAGAAGCATCTAAAAACAGGTCCTTAGAAAGAGATAAAATAGCAGCTTCTAAAGACATTGCTAAGTATAAAACTAAAAATAAACCAAAGTAATTGTAGAGAAAACACCGAGGGATAAGGATTTATTTGTTGTTCTATAAGGAAAACTCTTTGATTATAATTAAACAAACTTTAAATTTAAACTAAATATGAACTGGAAACTAGAAACACAGACGTATACTAAAACAGGAGAATCTAAAAAAGAAGCTCCTATTGACAATGGTATTAAAGAAGAACCTCAAGATGTAAATGACATCCCAGAACCTGAAGAGATAGATACTGACACACAGTATGAGTATATTGAACAGGAAAAACCTAAAGGAAAAAAGGTAGAAGAAGTAGAAGAAGATGAAACTGAAACTACACAATACTTTAATACAATTGCTTTTCTAGCAGAGAATGATATTCTTAAACTAGATGAAGATGCAGAGTATGAAGATTCTGAAGAAGGTCTTACTCAAGCAATGAAAGATCACTTTGAAAAAGAGCGTATTGCTTATGAAGAATCTTTAGGTGCAGAAGAAAGAGAATTAATGGAGTTCCTTAAAAATGGAGGTACAGCTAAAGATTTTCTGGAATCTAGAGATGATTCAGATTATGAAGATATTGATATGACAGATGGTCAAAATCAATTTAACGTAGTTGTAGAACATCTTATTGCAATGGGTTATGAACAAGAAGAAGCAGTTGATTCTGCTAGAGATCATTTAGCAGCTAATACTTTAGAGAAACAAGCTAAAATTGCACAGAAAAAACTTATTGAATTATCAAGTAAAACTTCTGCTCAAAAGTTAGAATCTTTAAAAGCTGCTCAAGAAGCTAAAGAAAAAGAAAGAATTAGAGAACAAGAGGATATGAAAAAAACTATTCTTTCTACTCGTTCTTTAAAAGGATTTGAATTAAAAGAAGCTGATTCTAAAGCGTTATATGATTTTATAACTACTCCTGATAAAAAAGGGTTAACAGGTTTACAAAAAACTAATTCTGAAGAGAATAAACTAGCTTATGCTTGGTTACTGATGAATGGTTTTAATATGGATAAAATCAAAAAACAAATTGAAGCAGATATAACTAAAAAAGTTAAAGTGTCCTTATCAGCACATAGAGATGTAATGACTAAACCAAAAGCTGTTACAAAACAATCTGAAATAGATAAAGGAACTTCTTCTTTAAAATTAAATTGGAACTTACATAAAAAGAATAATTAAACAGTTAAATAAATATGAGTAATCAAAAACAACTAATCTCCCCCCTAGTAGTTAAGCAGACTAGAGACTTTAGCGGTCTTCAAGAAACTAACAACTTGGTAAATGCATATCTAACTGAACCTGAAAAAGTAGGTTCTATCTTAGCTTATGCTTTCGGTAAACAAGAAAATAATGTATTATCATTATTGACTGGTGGTATCGGTAACACACTTACTGTAAACAACAAAGAGTATCAGTGGGATCTTCATTCTGAAAATGAAAGAAGTATTGGTGTATCTGTAACTTCTCCGGATGGTGGTACAACTCCTGGTATTGGTGGAATGCCTTTCAGAATCTACTTGGAAGAAAACTGGTTCAGTAATACTGATGTATTAGTAGCTGATGATGGTACACAAGTACGTGTTAAAGGTGAAGCTTATCAAGATGGTGCTTCTTGGGTTTATA